GAGTAAAACTCGCGCCGGGGAATCTTTGTCACCAAGTTGACTAAACTTAGTGTACGTATCGCAGACGTGTCCTAAAGATGCACAAAAATATGCATCAAAAGGATATAGGTCTGTAATGCGTCTGCTAACATTCGTCCATCGGAACTTGTCTTCGAGTGTTTGCTTAGTTGCAACCACGCCGGGACCGTGCCGAGGAACTATATTAATACAGTCAAAAGCAGAGAAAACCCTTGCTAGGGCAATCCTTGCTTCGCGGACTACACCATTGATAGTATCCCACGCGTCAAACCTATCCTTTACAGGACTGGAAAGCCGGGTGGGAGTACGTCGCCGGGTAGTAGTGCAAATCCTATTTTTGACTTGCGTCAAAAACGGGGACAAGTCGGTAAGGTCTTTTTCGGCTTCACAGAAGTCGTTAAGTACCTTTGATTCTTGTCGTTCATTATACGGCAGCTCATATTTGTAAAAACAATACATGAGCAATCGTAAGGTTCTGACGCTTTGCGCGTCGGGATCTTGAAGGACATTTCCGTCTTTGGCGATAACAGTTTGAAAGAGTTCCCCCATGAACATGGGGTACTCGCAATCAGGAGCGGGTTTAAAACCGCAACTGATTGAGTTCATTCTGCATGCGCCGGCGAGCACTTGATCAAAGTGCTTACCAAGACGGGGTAGGGTTTTCGTAAGAAAACCGATTCCTTCAGAGCTCATACGGTCTGCAACCTTTTGGGTTGTTTTCCGTAATGATGCCGTGTTGAACACGACTCCATGACGCTTGTGAGCGTCACGAAGGAGTGCAGCGATGATTTTATACTCATCTAGGCTCTTATTGGGGACCATATGGCCTCCCTCCTAGAGCATGTACACGCCTCCGTGATTCCACGAGACCTAACATCGCTTATTTCTTCACGATATTAGTTTCGCAATCTCTTTTAGAATGGGGATAAGTACAGCTAGTACTTTCAGTGTTACCTGAAGCCAACGAGGTAGGCGCCTGAAAAGGCGCTTTACTCGCGAGCCATCTTCTTCTTCGAGAGAAAACGGAACTAGTTTTAAGGCTAGTCCCAAGATAGTTTGCATACTAACGTCGGACTTAAAGTCCGCCGCTAAGGAGGCAAACCGCCCCGTTACCCGTTCCATCGTACAAGATAGTCGTAGATGCGCCAAGACTGGCGCAAAACGACATCAAGTTAGCCAAACAATTAGCAGCTTCAGTCGATGCGGTGAGATTGCCAATTGGCATATCCATCACAACGTAGGAGCTGATTTTTG